CCCCGTGTTGACCGTCATGGTAACCGTCAAGCTGCTGGTGATATTGTAGCTGACTTACGTGATGCTGACTACGATGCATTCCTAGAATCAGCTATGTTGTCTACTTGGTCAACTAACGTCCTTAAGGTAGGTACTACACCTAAGTTCTTCTCTATCGAAGACTATGCTGCTGACATCGACCAAGCTCGTTTGTTTACAGGTATGACAGTTTCTACTATGGGTATCTCTCTTGCCCCTAACCAGATGGTAACAGCTACCTACGGTATGGTTGGTAAAGACATGACCATTAGTGCCACTGAAAAGACACAGGACGCTGCATCAGGTGCTGCTCCATTCGATGCTTACTCAGGCACATTAGCTATCGGTGACGTTGATGGTACACCCTCTACAGCAGCTATCGTAACTGGTATGGACTTCACTCTGACTAACTCCTTCGCACCTACCTTCGTAATTGGTAGTGATAGTGCGCCACAGTTGGAAGTTGGTCGTGCAGAGATCGAAGGTACTATCTCAGCTTACTTTGAGGATGCAGCTTTAATTAACCGCTTCTTGAATGAGACTGAAACTGAGCTTGAGGTAACTGTGGGTGATGGTAGCAACACCATGAAGTTCGCATTCCCACGGGCTAAGATTAATAGTGCAGACGTAGGTGTAGATGGCCCAACTAGCCGTGTTATATCTCTGTCATTCGTAGCACTCTACAACACGACAGATGCAAGTAACTTAGTTATTACTCGCTCTTCATAAGTTCCCTAGCTAGGGTGGGGAGGCATTGGTGTCGGGTCTGATGCTTCCCCTTTTAATACTTAACCCGACAACTTTTACCCGAAAGGAAACTCGACATGGACTTAAAGAATTTAACCCCGACCAGCGACACTGTAGATGTCACTATTGTACATCCTACTAACTTTGATGTCTTGAATAATGATGACGATACACCAATGGTTATCACTGTATATGCGCCACACTCCAAAGAGTACAAGGCTGCTGTACATGAGCAAACCAACAAACGTCTGAAGCAAGCACAGAATAAGAAGAAAGTAGAGATTACAGCAGAAGACCTAGAGGACGCTACTTTAGACTTACTTGCCAAAACTACTAAAGGCTGGAAGATTACTTATGGTGGTTCTAAACCTAAGTTCTCTATCGCTAAAGCCAAAGAGATTTACGCTGAAGTATTCTGGATAAGAGATCAGATTGAGGAAGCAGTAGCTAACTCTCTGGATTTTACGAAGGCCTGATTGAAGAACTGGTTGACTATGCAGAACATGAGTTCTCTATAAGTAGACCAGACAAGTCAGGCACATCAGAACGTGAACACTTAGAACAAGTAGAAAGGCAGACTGGACACAGACCAAAAGCATTAGATGGCCCCGACTTCCCATTGCTTATGTCTCATGTTTGGTCTGCCTTTATTGTATTAAACGCAAGTAGAACGATGGGGTTCTCAGGCCCAAACCCGATAAGTTATCAAGAAATAAAAACATGGAAGGAGCTTACAGATACACCATTGTCTTCTTGGGAAATAGAAGCAATAAAACGTGTTGATGTAGTCTTTATGGGTACAATGAATGGCTGATGATATTAAACTTGTAGTTGGTGTAGATTATACAGAATTAACAGGTTTAGTTCGCACTACCAAGCAGACTGAGAGCGCTCTAGGGGTAATTGCCAAGAGCTTTGCTAGAACTGGTAGTCAAAAGCAATACATGCGTGGTATAAATCAACTTGTAAACGCTCAGAAGCAGTTAGATAAAGCCTCTAGGATGTCTAGGTCGGAGATAATGAGACTTGGCAATCAGATGCGTCAGGAAGCTAAGTTTACAGACGCTCTAGCTAAATCTCAAATGAACCTTGCTCAAGCTACCGTTATGGGTGGTAAGAAGATGAACCGCTTTGGTGCGATTTCTCAGCAGGTGGGTTACCAAGTAGGTGACTTCTTTGTTCAAGTTCAATCAGGAACTAGCGCACTTGTAGCCTTTGGTCAACAAGGTACACAACTTGCAGGGTTATTGCCGGGGGTTGCTGGTGCGGTTATTGGTATCTCTCTTGCTGTAGGTACGATGTTAGCAAGGTCTTTCATGCAAGCGAGAGGTGCAGTAGAAGGGTCTGCTGATAGTCTTCGTGCATTTCAAAAAACATTAAAGGACACTAAATCTGAAGTAGCTCAGGTTAATCTTGAAATAGAAGCCTTAAAAGCAGGTTTTGAAAGTGTTAAAGAATATAAGTACACAAAAGGTATTGAAGGTTCACAGCAGAGAATCTTAGATTTACAGGAGCAGATCACAAAAGCCTCTAAAGTAACTAACTCAGTTAGTGCAGCGATAGTTAAGAGGTTGCAGAAAAGAATTGAGCTTGAACAAAAGTCAATAGAAGAAGCTAGGGCTGGTTTACGTGCTTTAAGGTCGCAGACTAATGAATTAAAAACCCAACAAACAATCCTATCAAATATAATGGATAAAAGGAACGAACAGAGGCTTACATCTAATGCCCTATTAAAGGATCTGGAGCAACAATCAACTTTATTATATGTTGAAAGAACCGCTGGTCAAGATTCCTTAGCTTACTCTGAACAGAAGAGAGCTATAGAGAAGGAGAATTTTGATCTGATGATTATGTCTCTTGGTCTTAGTGGCGAACAATTAGATGAGTTACAAGCTCAGTATGAAGTGTTAGAGAAAGAAAAGATACTACTAAAAGACCTTACTGATGAAGAAAAGGCAAGATTGGATGTTATTCTTCTACGTCAAAAGATGGTGGGCGTAGGTCTTGCTAGTGGTCGTGGCGGTGACCCCAGACAACAAGGCACTCGTTATCAACAAGAATTTGGTTATAAGACTGTAGACGAACTTATAGCAGAGTTTAAAGCTAAGAATAAGACTAATAAAGCAACAGAAAAAGCTATAGACCTCACCAGAGAATTAACTGAAGCACAGAAACAACAAGTAGAAATAGCTGATACTGTCTCTGGAGCCTTTGGTGATATGTTTATGAATATGGTTGATGGTACTATGTCAGCTAAAGATGCCTTTAGAGCTATGGCTGCTGATATTATTAGAGAACTATATCGCATCATGGTTGTCGAGCAAATGGTTCAATCTCTTAGGGCTGGTATTATGGGGTTCTTTTCCCCCGCCTCTGCTGCTGGTACTGCTGGTTCTATGGCTCCACCTGTAAGGCCGACAGGGGTATTTGACGGTGGTGGATACACAGGCTCAGGTCCAAGATCAGGTGGCTTAGATGGTAAGGGTGGCTTTATGGCTATGCTACACCCTAGAGAGACTGTCGTAGACCACACTAAAGGTCAGTCAGTAGGTGGTGAAGTTATTAACGTAACTCAGAATATTAATGTATCCACAGGCGTACAACAGACTGTACGTGCTGAGATTAAACAGCTAATGCCACAGATAGCTGACAGTGCTAAAGCTGCTGTAGTAGACGCTAAGAGGCGTGGTGGATCATATGGAAGGGCATTCTCGTAATGGCTATTAGTTACCCTTTAAGTTTACCTACAAGTATTGGTATAGCTCAGATAGAACTCAGGGCAACCAATGCTGTAGCTGTCTCAAGGTCACCCTTTACTTACTCAACTCAAGTTCATGCCTACTCTGGACAGTCTTGGCAAGCTGATGTTACTCTACCCAGTATTCGTAGAGACTTGGCTGAAGAATGGGTAGCTTGGCTTATTTCCCTTAAGGGGCAACTAGGAACTTTCTACTTAGGTGATCCTAATGCTGTAACACCTAGAGGTTCAGCTAGAGATACAGATACAATCTTAGTAAATGGGGCTACATCATCAGGTAACACACTTGCTATTGATAGTGCCCCTGCAAGTCAGACGGGATACCTTAAAGCTGGTGACTACATACAAGTAGGTACTGGAACAAGTAGACAACTGTTTAAAGTTTTAGCAGATGTTAATACGAATGGCTCTGGTCAAGCTACAGTTGACATATGGCCCGATGTTAGAACCACTATAGCTAACAACGCTGCTGTTACTGTAGAGAATACTAAAGGCATCTTTAGGTTATCCTCTAACGAACAGGGCTTCAGTATAAACGAGGCTAGTTTCTATGGGATCTCATTCGGAGCTATGGAGTCTATTATATGAGTCGTACAATACCTTCGGCACTTCTTACAGCGCTTAGTCAACCAGAGGTTAAACCTTACCTTGCTGTAGAATTTGACTTCGATAGTTCTCCTATACGTTTGTGGACAGGTTATGGTGACAGAACTATTGGCTCAGACACATATACAGGCGCTGGTAATTTATTATCAGTGGATAACTTTGATGAGGTTAATGACCTATCCGCTAGATCACTCACTATTAGCCTTACAGGTATCTCATCAAGTATTGTTTCTATAGCTTTATCTGAACCTTATCAGAGAAGAACCTGTACAGTTTACCTTGGTACAGTTGACACATCTACACCCATAGAAATATTTAGTGGTTTTATGAATGTGATGACCATTGAGGATAGCGGTGAGACAAGTGACATTTCTGTTGTCGTAGAAAGTAAATTGATTGAGTTAGAAAAAGCTAGTGATAGACGTTATACTGAAGAGAACCATGCATCTAGACACTCAGGCGATACGTTCTTTTCCTATGTAACTAAACTACAAGATGAGAAGGTTGTATGGGGCAGAGAGAACGCTTAAATAACTTTATAAGTCAGATTAAAGACAAACCATTCTCTTGGGGAGAACACGACTGCTTAACTTTTACTAACTCTGCATTTCGTGAGATGTATGGTGAGGGTTGGGCAGACGATTGGTTAGGTAGGTATAATGAGAAATCTGGCGTTAAGGCTCTACAAGAAGAATTTGGCTATAAAACTTTTATAGAAGCTGTAGACGATAAACTAACCCGCATAGATTATGTACCACCATTAGGTTCTTTAATAACTACGAAAGAAGCTAAGAGGTGGATCACAGGTTTTGCTATGGGTATATCTAATGGTAAACGTGGTGTATTTCTATCAGAGGGTGGGCTAATACACTTACCTTTTGATGTAGTAAATTACTCTTGGATTAAAGAAACATGAAAAATAACCTGCCATACAGTGTACTAAGAGAATATAACTCTTGGGATAATGTACCTAGAGCTGCTGCTGTTGGTGCTGCTATTATGGGTAATGTGGGAACTGCTTCTATCTTTGGATCTACTTTTCTAGGTGGTGCCTTAGCTTTTATTACTCCCCAGTATATTGTGGGATACCTAGTCACCTCTCTAGTAACCTCATGGGCTATGAAAGCCCTTGCTCCAAAGTCTTCATCAAGGAGTTCTAGCTCCGTTGGCTTACTTGTAAATGCAAGAGAACCTGCTGCATCTCAAGATTTTGTATACGGGGAAGTTAGAAAAGGCGGTGTAATAACTTTCTATGAATCTAGTGGGGATGACAATACATACCTACACCAGATAATTGCTTTAGCTGGGCATGAAGTTCACAGTGTAGATGACATTTATATTAATGACCAAGTAGCTACATTCAGTGGAAACTTTGTAACAACTGCTGGGTCTGGAGACTCTGAAGTTGATTGGGATAGTAAGATCCGTATTAAGAAATACGATGGCTCACAGACAACAGCAGATAGTGACTTAGTTAGTGAGACTTCAGCTACAAGTACTTTTGTAGGTAATGGTATAGCTTATTTATACGTTAGGTATGAGTATGATCAAGATGTGTTTGCTAATGGACTACCTCTTATTACAGCTAAAATACGTGGTAAAAAGGTATATGACCCAAGGACTGCATCTACCGCTTACAGCAACAATGCTGCACTTTGCATACGTGACTTCTTAACCAGTAGTTATGGTCTTAGTGACAACAGTATTGATGATGTTGATTTAGCTGCTGCTGCTAACGAGTGTGATGAGAATGTAGCACTAGATGGTGGCGGGACTGAGAAAAGATATACAGCAAATGGTGTCATTAGGGCAAGCACCCCTACTGGCTCTGTGCTAGAGGATCTTGTTACGTCTTGTGCTGGTACGTTGTTTTGGGGTGGGGGTAAGTGGAAGTTAAAAGCTGGTGCTTATACATCCCCAGTCAAAACTCTTACCCTTGATGACTTAAGAGGTCCAATAAACCTATCAACTCGTGTTTCCATGAGGGATAACTTTAATACTGTTCGTGGTGTATTTAATGATGCAGCCCAAGACTATATTACTGCTGACTATCCAGAGATAAAGAGTACAGCGTTTATAAATCAAGATGATGGAGAAGAGGTTGCATTAGACCTTGAGTTACCATTCACTACAAGCGCTGCATCGGCTCAAAGATTAGCCAAACTTACATTATTCCGTGGTCGTGAACAGATGACCCTATCAGCCGACTTTGGCTTAGAGGCTATGGAAATTGAAGTAGGTGATATTATAGCGTTTACTAATGCTAGGTATGGCTTCAGCGCAAAAGAATTTGAGGTAGTTGGTTGGAAGTTATCTGCTAGTGAAGATGCGGGTGACCTACGAATAAACTTAACTCTGAGAGAGACATCACAAGCTGCATTTGATTGGAACGCTGAAGAAACCGCTATCATAAGTAACGATTCAAACCTTCCAAATCCATACGCTGGCTTAACTATCACAAACCTATCCGTCACAGATAAGGGAAATGTGCAGAACGATGGCACATTTGTTGGTCAGGCTTTGGTGTCTTGGACTAAGGCGACAAGTAGTTTTATCTCGCATTATGAGGTGCAGTGGAAAGATGTAAATGAGACATCATATCTGCGCAGCGAGATACCTGCGTCAGACAGTAGCGTTGTCATTAGTCCGCTTGAGACAGGTACGCAGTACAACATCAGGGTTCGCCCTGTAACAGTGAGCCAGATCAATGGAACTTGGGTTGCGGCGACACCATATACTCACGGTGGGGATACGATTGCTCCTTCACCTGTGTCTGGTTTAAGTGCTGTTGGTGGCCCAAAGAGTGCTGTATTAGATTGGACTGCACCAACGACGCAAGTTGGTGGTGGAACTCTGTATGACCTTAAAGGTTATTATATATACCGTAATACCTCTAACAGCCAACCAGTAGACCCAATAGCATTTTCTGGATCGGATAAATATATTGATGGCGGCCTTGGTGTAGCATCAACCTATTACTATTGGGTTACGGCTGTTGATTTCACTGGTAACGAAAGCACAGCAGTTGCGTCTGGGGCGGTTACGACTGACAGTGCTGTTATTTCCCAAGATACTAGAGTTTACACTGGTCGGGTTTACTATGGCACATTACAATCTGCTACACCGTCAACGCCATCTGCGACTAGCTTTAATGAGGCAAACCAGACATTCGGGGGGTTGACCTCTGGCTGGTCTTTGAGCCAGCCTGTCGTTACAATAACTGACACCACCGTAAAGGAGTGGTCATCCAAGTATAAAGTTGTCTTTGATATTGATGACAATGCAACAATCACATTCACTACGCCAGACGGTGCATTCCAAGTCACAGATGACATTGAGAGTGACAACTATGTTTCTGGAACGTCTGGATGGCGCATTGAACGTGACACTGGAAATGCTGAGTTCCAGAATGCAATCGTTCGTGGGACACTGAATGCGTCAGATATTACCGCTGGTACCCTGAGCGTAAATAGATTGCCGGGTCTTACAACTAAATCATTTGATACTTTATTGCTGTCAAATTCTGGAGTTGCGTATAATCTGAGCGACAGCATGACGCTGACTAGCGTCCCAAGCGGTGCTTTCCTGTATGCTATTATCGGTGGCTACAAAACGCCAAACGGGAACCCAGATCAAGGCGTTAGTCTTACTGACGTAACAGCTACACTGTCTTGTGGTGGGTCGGTAAGTCAATTCATAACAAAAAAACCAGCTAGTGATACTAACGAAAAATTAGCTGTGGCTGGTGTTCTGGCATTAGGTAGTACATCTAATTCAACTGCAACTTTGACTGTTTCTGTTGGTACACTGCAACGTCAAACTGTTAGTCTTAATTGTATCTTACTAGCGTTACAGGTGTAAAATGGCTTATTTTATTTACAATGTGGTCGACGGAAATATCCTTGGTGTTAAATATAATTTACACAATGTTGAAGCAACTATAAGTCATTATGGTTCTGACTACTATTACATGACTGCACCCGATGATTTTGGTGAAGTGAATTACACCTCTGTCATTGACGGAGTGGCTATTGCTGAAAATATTGACCTATATGATGGATTACGGCAGCAAAGGGATTTACTATTGCAAAAGTCAGACTGGACACAAGTTTCCGATGCCCCAGTAGATCAAGCTGCGTGGGCTACCTACCGCCAAGCTCTGCGTGACTTACCCGCAAACACCACAGACCCCGCAAATCCAGTCTGGCCTAGCAAACCACAATAAGGAGCTAACATGAGTTATCAATTAGGAACACGTAGCTTACAGAACTTGTCAGGCGTTCACCCTGATATGCAAGCTGTAGTTAAGAAAGCAATAGAGATTACTGAGGTAGACTTCACAGTCATCGAAGGCATACGTCATATTGATCGTCA